GGAATACACGATCGGCAACAGGAGCCTGAAGAAATACGACCTGACGGATTTGCTGGCTTTAGAAACTAAGTTGAAGGCTGACGTGAATCGTGAGCAGAAGGCTCAGCTGATCGCCAATGGTCTGGGTAATCCGTTCAATCTGTTCGTGAGGTTCTGATGGGTCTGCGCACTCGGCTGTTTAAGGCAATGGGATTCGCGCCAATCCGGCCGCGGCAACGTGCGTATCAGGGCGCGCGCGTCAGCCGGCTGACGGCGGACTGGGTGACGAGCGGCACCAGCGCCGATAGCGAGATCAAGTCGAGCTTCAAGGCATTGCGCAACCGGGCACGGCAGTTGTGCCGTGATTCGGACTATGCGAAGCAGGCGCTGCGCGCTATCCAGAACAACGTGATCGGCCACGGCATCCGGCATCAGAGCCAGGTGCGGATGCTGCGCGGCGGCAAGTTGGATGAGGCGATGAACGCCCAGATCCACGAGGCGTTCGAGAAGTGGATGAATAAATATCGCTGCGACGTGAGCGGCCTGCTCGGCTTCCACGATATTGAGCGGCTGGCGGTGCGCAGCTTGGCGGAGAGCGGCGAGATCTTCATCAGGATGATCCGCCGGCCGTTCGGCGATAGCCGTGTGCCGTTTGCGCTGCAGTTGCTGGAGGCGGACTACCTGATCGATGACGACGTGCCGCAGGCCAAGGATGGCAACACGGTGCGGATGGGCATCGAGGTGGATCAGTACCTGCGGCCGCAGGCGTATCACTTCTATGCGAACCATCCGGGCGATACCTACGCCGGCAACGTGCGCACCACTGGCCGCCGGATTCGCGTGCCTGCTGATGAGGTGATCCATCTGTTCATCCCGGAGCGACCTGGGCAGACCAGGGGCGTGACGTGGTTCGCGTCGGCACTGATGCGGCTGCACATGCTGCAGGGCTATGAGGAGGCCGAGCTGGTGCGGGCACGGGCTAGCAGCGCGCTGATGGGATTCATCACCAGCCCTGAGGGTGAGCTGACGGCGGACGAGATGTATGAAGGCGAGCGCGTGAGCGAGTTTTCTCCTGGGGTCTTCAAGTACCTCGATCCGGGTCAGAGCGTGACGGTGCCGGACATGAACGCACCGGACGGGCAGCTTGAGCCATTCACCCGGTCGATGCTGCGTGCTGTGGCGGCTGGCCTGGGCGTTTCGTTTGAGAGCATCAGCAAGAACTTCTCAGAGAGCAACTACAGCAGCAGCCGACTGAGCCTGCTCGAGGAGCGCGATGCGTACCGCGTGCTGCAGCGGTACATGATTGAGAACTTCCACCAGCCGGTGTTCAACGCATGGCTGGAGATGGCGGTGCTGAGCGGTGCGGTTAACCTGCCTGGGTATGAAACCAACCCCGACCGCTATCGCGCTAGCAAGTGGATCCCCCGTAGCTGGGAGTGGGTGGATCCGCAGAAGGAAGTGGATGCGTACAAGACCGCTGTGCGCTGTGGCTTCAAGACTCTGACGCAGGTTATCGCCGAGCAGGGCGGTGATCTCGACGATGTGATGCTCACCCGTCAGAGCGAGCTGGCGATGCTCGATGAGTTCAACATCATCACGGACACCGACCCGAGCGAGGTGACGGAAGGCGGTGCGGTGCAGGCTGCGAGGCCAATGGGCACCGAGGCACCGTTCGAGGAGACCGAAGCGGTGATCGAGGAGGAGGAGGATTATCCCGAGGAGGAAGGGACTGAAGATCTGACGGAAGACCTACAGGAATAGGAATCCCGATGGCCGATAGAATCAAGGCAATACAAGAAAGAAGCGCCGTGGACTCAGAGCGCCCCTATCCGAATGAACATGCTGCTCGGCTGACCGATCCCGAGCAATATGATTCGTTACGTCGAGAGAACGATGCGGGCGGCTCAGGCATTGATTTCATCTACGGGATCAAGGAAGGCGTGAGCGAGATTCAAGCCATCCGGTTCCGTAGCTCGCAGTTCACGCCGGCTGAGGCGCGTGAGTGGTTGGCCGAGAATGACTTCGATCCGATCATGTTCGAGGAAGCCACGGGCGATGGTGAAGTCGATCGTGCTGCACCGGGCGAACTGAGCGAGGGCGACTTCGTGCAATGGGATTCGAGCGGTGGCACTGCCCGCGGCCGGATCGAGCATGTGATGCGTGAGGGCACGCTGGGCGTACCCGACACCGAGTTCAGCATCGATGCAAGCGCTGAGGATCCTGCTGCATTGATTCGGATTTATAGCGAAGGCGATGAAGGCTGGGAGGCGACTGAGACGCTGGTCGGCCATAAGTTTTCGACGCTTACCAAGATCGCGGCACTGCGGAGCCTGACGGGCAAATATCAGCGTGCAGAGCTGACCAGCTTTGATGAGGTGGAGGAGCGGACCTTCGAGTTCCCCTTCAGCTCGGAGTATCCGGTGGCTCGGTATTTCGGCAATGAGATTTTGAGCCACGAAAGCAAGGCGGCTGATCTCAGTCGCCTGAACGATGGCGCTCCGCTGTTGTTCAACCACAACCCTGATCGCGTGATCGGTGTTGTGGAGCGCGCGTATATCGACGGCAATAAGCGCCGAGGATATGCGCGTGTGCGGTTTAGCCGCAACCCATTCGCTCAGGAGATCCTGAGCGACGTGCGAGACGGAGTTTTACGCAACGTCTCGTTCGGCTACTCCATCGACAAAATGGAGGAGCGTGGCAGTGGCGACTTTGTTGCTACTGCTTGGTCTCCTTACGAGATCAGCGTTGTCTCGGTGCCAGCTGACCCTGGCGTCGGGATAGGCCGATCGCTTGAGGATGACAATGCTGCTTCGGCAGCACCAACACCCGATCCCATTCCTTCAATGGAAAACACCACCCCCGATCTGGCCGTGGTGCGTGCCGAAGCCGCTGAGGCTGAGCGCGCCCGCATCTCGGACATCACCTCCCTGTGCACCAAGCACGGCATGGAGGACCTTGGCCGGCAGATGGTCGAGTCTGGTCGTTCAATCGACGAGGCTCGTGCTGCTGTCCTCGACAAGCTCAACATTCCCCAGGAGACCGTGACCATGCAGGCCGCCGACATTGGCCTCAGCGAGAAGGAGAGCCGCAGCTTCTCCTTCCTGCGTGCCATCAACTATCTTTCCAACCCGACCGACCGCTCTGCCCGTGAGGCTGCTGCGTTCGAGATCGAGGCCTCTGAAGCTGCTGCTGCCAAACTCGGCCGTCAGTCCCGTGGCATCACCATCCCCCAGGATGTGTTGCGCCGTGACCTGAACGTCGGCACCGCTTCCGCCGGCGGCAACCTGGTTGCTACCGAGCTGGATGCCGGTTCGTTCATCGACCTGCTCCGTAACGCTTCCGCCCTGGATCAAGCTGGCGCCACCGTGCTGACCGGCCTGACCGGCAACGTTGCGATCCCCCGCCAGTCCGGCGCTGCTACCGCTTACTGGGTGGCCGAGTCCGGTTCTCCCACCGAGTCCCAGCAGACCGTCGACCAAGTGAGCCTGGTGCCCCGCACCGTGGCTGCCTATACCGACTTCAGCCGTCGCCTGATGATCCAGTCCTCCATCGACGTGGAGAACATGGTGCGCAGCGACCTGGCCAGCGTGATCGCTCTCAAGATCGACGCCGCCGGCCTGTATGGCACCGGCTCCAACAGCGAGCCTCTGGGTCTGAAGAACACCACCGGCATCGGCACTGTCGACTTCGCCGCTGCTGCTCCTACCTTCGCTGAAGTGGTGGATCTGGAGAGCGACGTGGCTACTGCCAACGCTCTGCTCGGTACGCCTGTGTACCTGATGAACGCTGCTATGCGCGGCAACCTCAAGACCACGAAGAAGGACGCCGGCTCCGGCATCTTCATCATGGAAAACGGCGAGGTGAACGGCTACCGCGGTGTGCTGTCCAACCAAGTGGCTTCTGGCGATCTGTGGTTCGGCAACTTCGCCGACCTGATCATCGGCTACTTCTCTGGCCTCGACCTGATGGTGGACCCCTACACCCACAGCACCTCCGGAACTGTGCGTGTGGTTGCCATGCAAGATTGCGACATCGCGATCCGTCACGCCGAGTCCTTCAGCCGCGGCAACGACACCCTCTGATCATGTTGATCAAGGTCCTACGGCAAACAATGCTGGCAGGCCAGGTGATCCGTCTTGGGGAAGTCCATGAGGCTTCCCCCTCGGATGCCAAGTTCCTGATCGGTATTGGTAAAGCTGTTGCGGTCGCCGACAAGGTGGCCGACTTGGTTGAGGAAATTGCTCAACCAGCACCTAAACCATCTACCCCTCGACGGAGGGCTAAATCATGACCATCCACAACCTTGGCTCTAAGACCACGGTCCTGGGTCTGCTCCGCAACGACGTTGTGGCTGCTACCACGACCAGCTCTGCCGTTGATCTGCAGGGCTACGAAGGCGACATTGCTGTGCTGCTGGACGCCGAAGCCGGCGGTGCTGGTATCACCTATGCCGTCAAGCTGACCCATTCCGACACCTCCGGCGGTTCCTACACCGACGTGACTGGTGGCGGCTTCACCACCACCACCGCAAACACTGCTTCGCTGCAGAAACTGTTTGTGAACGTCACCGACATCAAGCGCTTTGTGAAGGTCTCCGTGACCGTTGCAGGCGGCTCTGGTACTGGTGCCGTTGCTGTGATCGGTCTTGCTTCTGCGAAGTACGTCTGATCATGGCGATCACGGAGGATCTGGACATCTTCCTGGCGGACTTTGGCGTCAGCTGCACGGCTGGCGCCACTACCGCCAACGGGATCCTGGATATGCCCAGCCAGGTGATCAGCGATGGGATGGTGCTCACCACCGACTACACGCTGACCGCCAGAACCTCCGCATTCGGCAGTCTCATCCGCGGCGACTCGATCACTGTGGATGGGACTGCTTACACCGTCCGCGAGACGATGTTGATTGACGACGGCAAGTTCGTTCAGCTCGGGATACAGAAGACATGAGCGGTCCCTTCAAGGTCAACACACGAAGCCAGTGGGCAGCGCAGAATCCTGTGCTGATGGCAGGAGAGCCTGGTTTTGAAAGTCAGACCGGCAACCTGAAGATCGGTGACGGCAGGACAGCGTGGAACACGCTGCCGTATTTCAGCAGTCCTGCGAACTGGGGTTCGTTCTGGGATACAACGTCGCAGACCGCCACAGCTAATACGCCGACGACGATCCTGCTGCGCAAGAACGACTTAGACAACCGTGGCATCAATGTGATCTCCAATAGCCGGATCACGGTTGACCATCCGGGGATCTACAGCTTCACGTTCTCGATTCAATTCAGCAATTCCGACGCGCAGATCCACGACATCAACGTGTGGCTCCGCAAGAACGACAGCGGCGCAAGTGGCGACGTGATTGACAGCGATAGCAAGTTCAGCATCATCTCCAGCCACGGCGGAGTTGAGGGCAACGTGATCGGGACGGTGAACTTCATCCTCAAGCTGGCGGCGGCGGACTACATCGAGCTGATCTGGGTGACTAGCAACGCTGCTGCATACATCCACGCCGAGGCCGCGGCGACCAGTCCGTTCGCGCATCCGGGGATTCCGGGCATCATTTGCACAGTGGTGCAGGTGGCATCGGCATGACAACGAAGCGCGAGTCGATCCTGGCTGGTATCCGCACGGCGCTGACGGGCACCACTGGCGTTAGTAGCAGGATCTACCGCAGCAGGGTGGAGCCGCTGGCTAGGGGCGAGCTACCGGCGATCGTGGTCGAGCCGATCAACGATGTGTGCGTGCAGTTGACGAGCACACCAACGCTGGACTGGACGCTCACCGTGCGGATCGCGGTGATCGTGCGAGGCAACATCCCAGACCAGGTCGCTGATCCGATCGTGGAGAGTTTGCACGCGAAAGTGATGGCAGATCTAACGGTTGGAGGCCATGCCTACGACGTGCAACCGACTGGCGTGAGCTTTGATATGCAGGAGGCAGACCAGCCATCTGGTGTGATCTCCTGCGACTTTGTGGTGAAGTATCGGACTCAGGTCGCTAATTTGGCGCAGAGTCCGTAGTAGCTACGATGATGGACGAACACAAAGGCCAGGGCGGCAGCTATCTGGTCGATAAAAAAACCGGCAAGCGAAAGCTCATCGAGCAAACTCAGCCGGCTCCCCATCCACAACCTGAGGTAGCCACCGATGGCATCAGTTCTGACGCGCCGGCGCCTGATCCTGGCGAAGATTGAGAGCACCTACGCCACTGACTCCAGCCCGACCGGCTCGAGCAATGCGATCTTGGTGCGCAACCTCGAGATCCAGCCGCTGGTCGCTGAGACCGTGAACCGCGACCTGGTGCGTCCTTACATGGGGCAAGCCGATCAACTGCTGGCGCAGACCAGGGTCGAGGTGACCTTCGAGGTGGAGCTGGCTGGTTCTGGCACCGCTGGCACCGCTCCTGCCTATGGTCCGGTGCTGCGTAGCTGCGGCCTGTCTGAGACGTTGGTGACCAGCACCAGCGCCACCTACGCGCCCGAGAGCACTGGCTTCGAGAGCTGCACCATCCACTACCACGAGGATGGCATCCGCCACAAACTGACCGGTTGCCGCGGAAGTTTTGAGATTTCCGGGGAGGTTGGCCAGGTGCCCGTGATCAGCTTCACCATGACGGGCATCTACAACGCCCCGACCGATGAGACGCTGCCCACCCCGACCTACGCCAACCAAGCCACCCCGCTGATCTTCAAGCAGGGCAACACCACCAACTTCACCGCCTTCTCCTACAGCGGCTGCC